GTCTTTAACCCACCACTTGTCTCTATCTATTTTAACAACAGCAATAGCTGTCTCATCAAGTCGTGAACGCTTCAAATTACGTTCTTTTTCAATAGCTTCAAAGCCAGCGGGGTCAATAGCGATAACATAACTACCTTCTTCAGGTTCTTCAGCAGTCTTAAACCATTCTTCCTTAAATACACCACCTGTGAACGTCTCAAACGATGCTTCAAACTCTTGACGGAATGACATTGAAGACATTGAGCTTCTTGCAGCCTCAATTTCATCTTCTGGAATAAACGGATTGTCAGTTGAGTTAAACTGCCACGCTTCCCATTGACCAGTCTCATCTCCTAGAGCATCAGTATAAATATCATAGAAGTGATTCTTACCAGCAGGTGTACCAATAAACATAGCACCACCTCGTACGTCAGCAAGAGTAGGACGAATAATTTGCTCCCACACATTAGGCTTCATAGAGGCGTACTCATCTAGTACAACATAAGCCAAACCAACACCACGAAGTGTATCGGGTCTATCAGAGCCTTTCAAATATATCTTTCGCCCGTTTACAAGAGTTAATACAGCAGTATTCTCATGAGCAGCAACAATTAAATCCTCGCCAAGCTCCTTGAGCATCGCCCACATGATATCTTTAGCTTGTTGAAACGTAGGACCGATATAGAACACATCTTTTGAATCAGACTGAAGAGCTTTAATTAACAATATCCAAGCAGCGAGTCGAGACTTACCGAATCTACGTCCAGCAGCCACAGCTTTAAATCTAGCAGTTGAATTGAATATCTCTAATTGAGCAGGATGTAAATCAACATTAAGTTCAGGCATTATCAACCTCACTAGTGTCGTTGTACATATCATTAGTGTACATCTGCTCCATCATAGACTTATTAGTCCACGCTTTAGTCAACTTCTCTTGTACACCACAAGGCAACTCAACTTCTTCAATCTTAGCGAGTGCCTTCTTGAATCTCTCTTGTTTATCCCAGTAACTTTCAGGTTTACTCACTCCACAACCTCATTCGAGTCAGTACCTTGTACTTCCTCACCAACTTCAATAATCACTTCCTCGTCAGATTTAGTCTTTGGATTAACTAATTTAACAGGATCAGTAGAAGCAATCTTCTCTTCAATACCAGCAGACGCACCAACATTAATAACAATCTGTGAATCAGTCTTAGTACGATTAGGGTCAACAGCTTTATGAACAGGTAAGATACGATCAATACACATCTTCAAACAATGTACATCACCGTCCATAGCCATATCAATAACCTTCTGAACAACCTCAACACCTCTATCAGACATCATAGCTCTAGCTAATAACGTATTCTTATTTAACGATCCTTTAGGTCTCCCTTTAGGGTTTAGTACAACACCCTTAACAAGTGCAGGATTACCCATCCTTTTACCAGTCTTAGATTTATTAGGGTTTTTAACAGGTCTTGAGTCTTTATAGGCAGGCATTTAATTATCTCCAGTAGAGGTTAAAGTTTTGAACAGTATATATTACTTTAATAATACATACAAGATTATTAGTACAATATTAGGACTTGACAGTATAGATTCTATCAGCTAAAATCTTCCTAACTCTTTAGACATCTACGGTGTATTCATCTAACTACCTTATATAGTAGATACATACCCTAGTATTCGACCATACAGAGTTATCCAGATGGGCGCTGTTCTACCAAACAGTCGCTAGTAAACTAGCTTTCTATAAGTTACTATTCATCATACTACTGATGGTTTGCCCCATTCAGGATCTTCCTTTTTTTTGAAATTTGCTTTCTTGTGCTTTGGGTAGGAGTTGCTTTTAGCAATGACTTGAAAGTTCATTTCTTGTGATTTGGGTAGTGTAACAATTACTTTGCATCATCAATTGAGCCTCCCCCTGTACCTTTATAGCTAAAGTGGGAAAATAGAGATGCTTTTATAGGTAAAACGGTGTTAATGTGGGAAATATAGGCGATGGATTGTCAATATCTGCCCTATTGTGGTAATAACTATCTCATAGGGTATTAAACAATTAACTCATTAGCTGTATTCATTTAGATCTTCACGCCTTGCAGCATTATCAATACATTGCTATTGTTTTATCAGTGTTATAACATTGCTTACCTGGTTTGGCTGCCTAAACATTCACCTTTCACCAAGCGTTAAAAAACCAC